GAGCAAGGAATTGGATTAGGCTCCGGTCTTTAGTGTGCAGACGTCTCTCTGGGGGGCCGTTAGTATCTACCCCTGAGTAATGCCACTCACTACGTTTACCAAAGGACACCTTAGCTGCATTAACTACAGACAGGTCGTCTCCCATATGGTCGATGTATGTTGCTTTCACTGTTTATCCTCCACCACAACTTTAACACGAATGTTCATCTCTACACCCTTAAACACAGTACAAACTTTGTCGGGGGCACTATCGCACCAATCTTGACTGTTGAACCAGAGTGACATTTCCGTCTTGTTGTTGAAACTCACCATCTCGCGCCCCCCTCTGTCATATACAAAGTATTTCTCTTTAGCCACACCTATAATCCTTCTCTGAGTTAGAGGCAACCCCATGAGAACCGCAGGGTTGCCTTATGATCTTTACGTCATAGCGTAAGTTTATGATTTATACGCCATAGAGTAAATTAAGTCAAGTCAACAATCTCACACACATCCCCAGAGCAAGCCATGGTCTGCATACCAGATGTGTTGTCCTCTTGTTCATACTCCGAAAGCTTAGACCAGTCAATAGACTTTGGCATGATAGCCTTAAGTTCCTCGTAGTCTGACTTACCGCACTCCTGATAAGGTGCCTGTTGGTATGTACCACCGTCATACGGCAGGAAGGATACACCAGACATTTCATCAAAGTGTTCATAGACGAAAGCGCCTACCTCCATCCACTCGTCATCCTTGACGGACACAGTGACAGAAGGCTTGTGCTCACACCAATGACGCTGATAGATCAACCAAGTCTTGAGCTGTTCCATAGCTGAAACATCATCACGAACCACTGCGCCTTCTGGTGACTTCACAGGGAAGCTGAATACCGTAGTAGTATCTGGCTTCATGACGCAAGGCTCATTAGGGATACCTTGGTCCTTCATAAACTGCGTCAGTGGGTCTTTGTTATCGCCTCGTACAGTACGGATATAATAAGGACTATGGCGGGTGTGAATACCTGAAGCACTATCAACCAACTGAGAAACTGTCCCAGAGGGCTTAACGCAGGTGATAGCCACAGAAGCAGGGATGCCAAGACGATCAGACCACTCAGCATTAGTAGCAACAGCAATACCACGTAGATGTTCAAGGGTTTCCTCCAATCCTTCGTTAGCTGAGGTCATCAGCGGGTTGTCCATGATACCTGTCAGGCTGACACCCAACAAGCGCTCTTCCTCAGTATTACGTTGCCATACCTTACGCAGATACGGGAAGTGTGTGTACGTACTCTGGATAGTCCCAAGGATGGTAGCAAGGCGAACCTTACGCTCCAAGTCCTCAATAGTATCTGTCGCTCGTACAACTACCTCAGTCAAGTTACAGAACTGATACGGACGTAGGATAATCTCTGAGCACGGGTTAGTTCCAAACTCAAAGTTAGGGTCTCGTCGTCCATTCTTAGCTGCCTGCTTTTGACTTGCTTGACGGTTGAACACACCACGCTCACCAGAATAACTTTCTACGAGGGAAAGCCACTCACCCATGAAGGTAGTCACGCCGGGTTTCTCCGTGTAGCCGACAGAGTTGTTAGCCAAGGCACGCTGAGGCTCAACGTAGTACCAAGCAATAGTCTTGTTCTGCTCAAGGTTTTGCTTACTCCAATCATCAACACCCTTCTTAAAGGACACCCGGTACGTTGGGCGAACAGCAGGATGCTTCTTCATGGTGATAGTGTACACCCACTCGTCGTCTGTCTCAGAACACAAAGAATACTCGTCTACTTTGTAGTTGCTCTTTGCTTCGGCCATAGCCTTGTCGTCAAGGTCACTAAGGCTAATCATAGCAGAGCGGCGTACACCACCTACAACGACAACCTCACCGATCTTGCACATAATGTCATGGCACTCGATAGAGGACAACTTACGACCAACAGCGCCTTGGAACTTGTCTACAGTGAACCGGAACAGGTCAACCAGAGGAGCAGGACCAGAGGCACGGCCACCGAAGGTCTTAAGCTTGGCACCAGCAGGGCGAACCTTAGACACGTCCCACTTAGGTACTTCACCAGCCCACAGCAGAGACAACAGTTGACGGTAAGCCTTAGCCCAACCCTCCTTGCTATCCTTGACTACGATAGTCGTATCGCTGTTGAACAGTTGGTCAGGAACCTCTGGCAACTTGCTGATGAACTGACGCTCAACTGAGAACCCTACCCCTGTGCCACACAGAAGGATGAACATAGCCTCATCGAAGGACTTAGGGTCATCTACTGGCAAGTACGAACAGTTGTACATACAAGTGTTGTCACGGTTAGCTGCTGCCCCTGCTGTCATCAAGGAGCGCATAGAAGGCATAACTTCTAGGTCTAGGATGGCGTCACGAAGTTCCATCCACAAGTCTTCATCAAGACCAAGAGTGTCGTCCTTTACCTTCTTTAGGACCACATTGTCGATATACCGATCAACAGTCTCAGCGAAGGTCTCACGGCGTCCCTCTTTGTCAAGCCACTTGGCATAACGACTGAGCGCGATGAAGTTCTGGTAGTCAGTTGGTAGTACGTTGTTTGTCATTTATTTGTCCTTTTTGTTATCGAAAACGATAGTCAAAACCTTCTGTTCCGAAGTAGTCCTCTTGCTCAAATTGCTCCACCCTATCTAAAATAGCATCGTAGAAGAACATGCGAGCCTCTTCCTCATTAGCGGGGTCGTTAAACCATTTTAAGAAATCTTCATAGGTTATATCTCGTGCGGCAGTCATTCAGATTTTCCTCGTTTCTGCTTATCTTCTTCAAGCCACACCAGACGATCAATGTCAGCACGGTTAATACCCAAGTCGCTCAACTCGCGGTCAGACATTTGGTTAAGCTGCTTGATGGCCTTACGGTGTTCCCGCCAAGTAGCCAAGTAGTTCATGTATCTCCAGAACCAAGTCATTACCTATTATCTCCTGACCCTTGAATAGTCCCACGTTCCTTACGTGAAGACAGTTTCCCTACGTTCGTCGTAATAGTATCCTCTGGCTCCAAACCCAAGGCTCCGTGCAAGGCGGTCCAGTAAAAGATTACGTCACCTAGTTCCTTCTGGATAGCCTCTAAGTCTTTATTTCCATCGCGGATATACTTCTTGATCTTCTCGGCTACCTCACCTGCTTCCCCTACGAGTCCTAGTATGTTCTCTACCAAGCGGTCCTTACCCTCGGTGATAATCATGGACTCTACGAACTCTGGGTAGTTAATATCTTCAGTACCCACAACATCTTCTTCAGTCACTAGCTTACCGTTCAAGTACCAACGCTTATCGCCATTAGCACACTCTACAGCGGGACCATCTTCACGGTGTAGCTTACCGTCCAAGTACCAAAACTTATCGCCATTAGCATACTCTTCAGCAGGGCCATCTTCACGGTGTAGATTATCGTCCAAGTACCACTGCTTAGTGCCATCCGCCCACTCTACAGCAGGCCCATCTTCACGGTGCAGCTTATCGTCCAAGTACCAAGACTTATAACCATCAGCATACTCTGCGGCAGGCCCATCTTCACGGTGTAGCTTACCCTTCAAGTACCACTTCTTAGTGCCATTAGCCAACTCTACAGCAGGCCCATCTTCACGGTGTCGCTTACCGTTTAAGTACCAATACTTAGTGCCGTTATCAAAAACTTCTACTGTGTACTCAATCATATTAGTCTCCCATAAAACTTAGTTGAACCTGTGTGGTCACAATCAAACAAGTACCAACAACAGTTATCCTTACCTACGCTCTTACTTCCTTCGATCCACTTGACCCTACCTACAGATACAACCTTCTTGCAATACGCCATGTACTGTGCGGACTGCTTAGTGTGCATCCAGTCGGCATCAAACAACAGCCAAGTAGGCATCTGAACACTATACCACTCAATGAACGGATGCAAGAACTTTCTGTCCCACGGTGGATTAGTGATACAGAAGTCCTGACCGTAGAATTGTAGGCTTAGCGCGTCGTACCTCTCAACACCCTCTGCTTGAGGTTCAATGTCACTCTTATGAAGGCACACCCCAGAACCTTGAGTTAGCTCTGAGATGTGGTTCACAAGGCGACCATCCCCAGCACAAGGTTCTACATAAGTAAAGTCCTCATACGGGAGATGGTCAATAAGAGGTTCTACAGCAGCTAGAGGTGTCGGATAGTAGTCCCGTTCAACCCTAGTGTAGTTGCTGCGTTTCCCCATACTCATCCTCCTCAAGTGATTCTAGAAACATAACCATACCAGCAAGTGTTACCTGAGTTACTAGGTAGGTCTTATAACTGATGTAGGCGACGTAAAGCAGAATAACCACAGTCAGAGCCATAAAGATTGTTTCAGCCATTGTTTTCTACGCTTTCCACCATTGAGTTAAGATACCACTGAGCCTTCTTCAAGTCCTCAATGCCGTTCTTGTACTTGTACCGCCAGAGGTACTTCATTACGTTACCTTTGCAGTAGTCTTGATAACCATCGCCAAGAGAAGCCTTGATAGCGTCAATACATTCGATACCTGCTTGATTGTAGTGACTAGGGCTGTTTACGTTGTCTTTTTGATTACCCATAACCTCTTCTTCAGTCACTAGCTTATCGTTTAAGTACCAAAGATTAGAGCCATTAGCATACTCTACAGCAGGCCCATCTTCACGGTGTAGCTTACCGTCCAAGTACCAATACTTATCGCCATTAGCCCACTCTTTCACGACAGGCTTATTTGTGAACATTTCCTTCGGCACAACCCACTTAGCCATTACCGTACTCCTTCTCAAGCATATCCATAGACACAAACATAGGCTCAAACATACCGTTGTCAACCCCTTTCATCATCACTACACCATTCCACCAGTCTAGGTTCGCTTGCCCCGCCCAAGATTCCTCATGTCCCTTGTAGCAGCCAACCACCAAGCCAATACTATTCGCACCATCCTTAAAGTACACATCACGTTTATGACTATGACCGCATACAGAAGAGTTGTGACGGTTGTTGATGACGGTGTAGGCATGGTGAATACCAGAAGTAGCTGTCCCATAGTTCCCAGAACTAAAGAAATGAGCAAAGTCAACACCACAGTAGTTAGCAATGGCGGGGGCGCTATTGTAGTATTCGTGGTAGTCATCGAACCATTGGTCTGTTTGAAGATGCCCAAAGGATACCCCGTAGCCCTGTCCCGTTCTGTCTTCGTTTCGGGGGTTTTCAGCCACAGCTTTCTTGATACGGTTTTCATGGTTTCCCTCAAAGCCTACCCAATGCAACTTCTTACGCTTAAGCTTACGGTAGGGCGCTCGTAGCCTGTCCATAGCCTCGTTGTAATGATTAATGTCCTCGCCATAGTTCTGCATAACGATTGCTTGAGGGTAGCGGCTGTCGAAGCTGTTGAGGCTACCCATGTCTGCACCATCGCCTAAGTCCACGACCATATCAGGCTTAACATCAGCAATGTACTGACCTAGCCAATCGAAACGCTCATTTCCCACTGACGGGTCCGTATGTGCGCAACTGAACACCAGAATGTCTTTAGGCATACTCTTTCTCCTGTAGATGCACACTCAGGAGCCACATGGCATCCTCTGGGGTAATGTTGTTAGCCTCTAGCAACTGGATAAGCTTAGTCATAGCTGTAGTCCTTCAGACAGTCTTGCAAGAAACACTTAAGCCTTAAAACCTCAAGAGCGTTAAGATACACACAGGAAGTTTCCTCCGAACAGTGGTTAGATACAGATATTACTATCGGTCGATCATACGCACCCGGCATATAATTTACAGTAACATTACCATAGGGTGTCTTTGTATTTATCTCAGTTACCATCCTTAGTCTCCTTAACAAAGAGTTCACAGTCTTCAAGAGGATCACCCCAGCGAAACTGGCTGCACTTTCTTGGCCCTTCTTCGTGGTGACAATAGATAGCGTGGCCTTCCACTAGATTGCCAAACTTGCACCCTGAAGGTTTAGGTTCCTCAAATAACTCTACTAGGTTAAACACTTTTAGTCATCCTTAATCTCCTTTTGTGCTTCTTTGATCCTATCTCGAGCTATGCCGAAGTAGGTTTCATCTAGTTCAATGCCGATGAAGTCCCTTCCGGTGTTCACGCAAGCTACACCTGTGGTGCCAGAACCCATAGTGAAGTCAAGAACTGTTTCACTCTCGTTGGTATAAGTCTTGATAAGATACTCCATTAGGGCCACAGGTTTCTGTGTTGGGTGTAGACCTACTTGAGTGTTGTGCTTTTGAATCGTACTAGGGTAACGTAAAGATTCTTCCTTGTGGCCTTTACGGGTGTCTACAAAACCACCATAAGCTTCCCTCTTATTAGTATTGCTACCATTAAACTCATACTTCACCCTATCAGCGCCAGAACCTTTCCTTGGCTCCTTTATAGGAAAGTATTTAACCTTTTCTCCAGACTTACTGAAAACTAAGACGCTTTCATGCTCTTTTAAGGGTTGGTGCTTCGCGGCTCCAAAATTACTCCCTCGGTTTTTCTGCCAAATCCACTCGTGCTTAAACCCTTTCAAGTTGCTCATAACCAAAACACTTGTAAAAGGCTGGCTGGCTGTCATAACAATAGCACCGTTCTTCTTGGTCACGCGCTTTAGTTGATCCCACATAGTCTCAAAAGGT